CCGGCGCGATGCGCGGCCTCTTCAGCTTCGCATTGCGCTTTGGCGCGCGTCTGTGGCAGTCAGCAGGCGTGGCGAGCGCGAATCGCGTGCCACCGCATCCCCGGCGTTTTCCCCGATGATCGACAGCCTTCCCAAGTTCTTGGGCATGCCTTCGGCGCACCTGCGCTGCCAATCATCATCGGGTGACGACAGCAACCTCCCCCCTTGCCCTTTGCGCGGCCCAGGCCCTTCCCGCCGAACCGGCTGATGACGGCACCGAATGGCTGCACCTGCTACCCGGTGGCGGCAGGGTGGAGACGCAGGACGGGCGCGGGCCCTACACGGTGCCCAGCTACGACGCGATCGTAACCGCCTTCCAGGCGGCGGGCCACCAGCCGCTGGTAGTCGACGAATGCCACGCGACCGATCTTGCCGCACCGAATGGCGGCGCAGCTCCGGCGCGCGGATGGATCGTGGCGCTTGAAGCGCGCGAAGACGGCATCTGGGGCAAGGTCGAATGGAACTCCGCCGGCCGCCAGCTGCGGCAGGACAAGGCCTATCGCGGCATTTCGCCCGCCATCCTTCACGACAAGGCGAAGCGCGTCCTCGGGATCGCGCGCGCCAGCCTGATCAACCTACCGAACCTGAAGGGGCTGACCGCCCTGCACCAAGAGGAAGTGTCAATGGACTGGAAAAAGATGCTGATCGAGGCCCTCGGCCTCGAGGCAGATGCTGACGACGAGGCCATCAAGGCCGCTGTCGAGAAGAAGCTCGGCATGGGCGAGGAGGCGAAGCCGACCGAAGAGGCACTTCAGTCTGCGCTTCAGGCGCAGGCCAAGCCGATCGCTGCCGCGCTCGGCCTGAAGTCCAACGCTTCGAGCGAGGCGATCGTTACCGCGATCGGCCAGCTGAAGTCGGGCGATGACGACGTGGTTGCCGCGCTGCAGTCCGAGCTGACCAGTGTCAGCACGCAACTCACCGCGCTGCAGTCCGAACGTGCGGGCGAAAAGTCGGCTGCAGTGATCGACCAGGCAATCCGCGAGGGCCGCGTGGGCGTGAAGGCCAAGCGCGAAGAGTACCTGGCGATGCACCAGGAGAACCCGACGCGCACCGAAGCGATCATTTCCGCCTTGCCAGCAGTCGCTTCGCTGGCGCTGCAGCATCGCGAGCAGCCGCAACGCTCGGCCGACGAGCTGAGCGAAGGCGACACCAGCGTGATCGCGCTGATGGGCATCGACGCCGACAAGTTCAAGGAAACCCGCGCCGCAGAGCTCGGCGCAAAGGAGGCTAGCTGACATGGCCCTTTCTGCAGATCGCAACACCCCGCGCGCCGAAGGCGCCATTCTCCGCAGCCCCGCAGCCGCCAGCCTGATCTACGCCGGCGCGCTCGTGATGCGTAACGCCGCCGGCTACATCACCAAGGGCGCGGCCGCGACCGGCAGCGTCGGGGTTGGCGTCGCCCAAGAGCGGGTCGACAACTCGGGCGGTTCGGCCGGCGACCTTTCGGTCAACGTCCGCCCTGGCGTCTTCCGCTTCAAGAACTCCGCTTCCTCCGACGCGATCACGATCGCCGAGATCGGAGACGTCTGCTTCATCGTCGACGACGAGACGGTCGCCAAGACCGATGGAAGCGGTGCCCGCTCCCCCGCCGGCTTCGTCGCCGACATCGACGACCAGGGCGTCTGGGTGCGCTTCGATGAGGCGCTGACCCGCGTCTACGTCGAAGGCATCGCCGAGCCCGCGGCCTGATCCCGCCTGACCAAGGAAACCCACGCACATGATCATCAACAGCGCAAACCTCGCCTCGGTTCGCACCGGCTTCAGCACGGCCTTCAAGAAGGGCCTCGGCCAGACCAGCTCGCTCTACACGAAGATCGCAACGATCGTCCCATCGACGACCAAGGATCAAAAGTACGGCTGGCTGGGCAAGATCCCCAACGTCCGCGAGTGGATCGGCCCGCGCGCCGTCCAGAACCTCTCCGAGCACAGCTACGAGATCTCCGAGAAGAAGTGGGAGCTGACGATCGGTGTCGACCGCGACGACATCGAGACCGACAATATCGGCGTCTATGCTCCGCTTTTCGAAGAGATGGGCATGTCGACCGGCGCGAAGTGGGACGAACTGGTCTGGAGCCTTCTGGCCGCTGGCTTCGCCACCGAATGCTACGACGGCCAGTACTACTTCGACACCGACCACCCTGTGCTCGACGAGGATGGCCAGCCCACCTCGGTAGCCAACACCGATGGCGGTTCGGGGACTCCGTGGTTCCTGGTCGACGCAAGTCGCGCGTTGAAGCCGCTGATCCTGCAGAAGCGCAAGGACTTCCAGTTCGTCGCCAAGGACAACCCGACCGACGACAATGTCTTCGACAACAACGAGTTCAAGTACGGCGCCGATGCACGCGCGAACGTGGGCTTCGGCTTCTGGCAGTTCGCCTGGGGATCGAAGCAGACGCTGGACGCTGCGCATTACAGCACCGCCCGCGCGGGGCTGATGGGCATGAAGGGCGATTATGGTCGCCCGCTCGGCCTGCTTGCCGGTGCGCAGAAGCCGCTGCTGATCGTGCCGCCTGCGCTCGAAAGCGCCGGTCGCAAGCTGCTCAACAGCGAATACGCCAGCGGTGGCGAGACCAACGAGTGGAAGGACACGGCCGAGCTGCTGGTCGTTCCCTGGCTCGCGTAACGCGCCCCATCCGATTTCAAGCAAGAGAAGGACGAAGACAATGAAAAGCATTTTGGTGGGTCTGGGTGCAATCGCCCTCGTAACCGTCGCTGCGATCGCTGCGGCACCCCTCGTTTCCGAACTGGCGTCGGCTCCTTTCCTGGTCGGTGCGGCTGTTGCCATCGGTGCGGCGTTCGCGCTGTTCGCTCCCGAACCCTTCATCCTGAACAACCGCCACCCGCGCTCGATCTTCGAGACGCGCCGGGCCGGTCTCGCCTGAGGCACAGCATCTCGCGATGAAACGAAAGCCCGCCGTCCAAGTGGCGGCGGGCTTTCGCAAGGGCCGGTCCGCTGGCCTTTCCGAAAGACCCGAAAGGAGCCCCAGCATGACCGAGAAGACACTGACCGACGTCGACGGGATCGGCGCGAAGACCGCCAAGGCACTGAAGGCCGCAGGCATTGCCGATATCGCCGCGCTCGCGGCTGTGGACACCGCCAACCCGCCCGAGCTGAAAGGCTTCAACGGCACTCCCGCGTGGTGGGACTGGGCGGCCGCCGCGAAGACGCTGCTTCCATCCGAGGCCGAGGCGGCGACCGGGCCGTCCGCGACTAGCGAAGACACGCCTGCGCCGGACCTTCCGCAGGAGGCCGCACCACTTACGCCGGAAGCGGCGTCGGTGATCGCCAGCGCCGAGGCAACGCCCGAGGAGCAGAAGGAAGGCGCAGGCCAGCCGCACCCGGCGGGCTCCGCGCCGAACAGCGAGGATCCCTACGACGGCCCGGTTTTGGTCGTGACCGGGCCCAAGGGCGGCTTCCGCCGTGCTGGCTTCAGCTTCGATGCCACGCCGCGCGAGCTGACGCCCGCCGACTTCGGTCCGGCCGACCCCGGCGAAGAGATCGAAGCTGCTCGCCGCTTCCTCGCGATCTACCGCGAGCCACGGCTCGACGTGACGCTGCGCCACCCCGACGGGTCGCTGATCGAGATCGATCCGGCAGCGGTTGAGGCGGTCGAAGCAGCGCTGAGCACTGCAAACTCCGAGGAAGAGATCAGGCAAGCCGTTGCCAGCCTGAGCGTGGCGATGGCGGGCGAGCGGACCGCCTGATCCATGTCCTACGTCGATCTCGACCAGCTGACCGATCGGTACGGGGAGGCCCTGCTGGTCGACCTGACCGATCGTGCAACCCCGGCGACGGGCGAGATCGATGCGGACGTCGTCGCGCGCGCGATCGCCGATACCAAGGCGGTGATCGATGGCCACCTGGCAGGTCGTTACAAGCTGCCACTGGCAGAGACGCCGCAGCTGGTCGTCGATCTCGCGCTGCAGATCGCGATCTACAAGCTCCACCGCTTCACCCCGAACGACAAGATCAAGGACGATTACAAGGCCGCGATGGGGCTTCTGGCCAAGATCGCAAGCGGCACCGTGCGGCTCGATGTCGAAGGGGTCGAACCGGCCTCGAGCGGATCGAGCGGCGTCCAGACCAACGACCGGGAGCGGCCATTCACCAATGACAACCTGAAGGGCTTCATATGATCCACACCGAAGCCGTCAGAACCCGGATCGAAGAGGCTATTCCAGATCTCGCCGGCCGCATGAAGTTCGCCGCCGAGTGGGCCAAGGTGATCGAGAGCGGGCAGCTGCCGCAAGCGGACCTGGCTGGCTTCGTCCTGCCGGGTTTCCTGCGGGGCGGAGTGGCGCGTGCGATGACCGGAGCCTTCATCCAGGAGCTCGAATCCATGGTAAGCGTGGTGCTGTGCAAGCGCGTGTCGGGCGATCCGACCGGCAGCAAGGCCATCGACGAAATGAAGACCTTCGCGGAGCACGCGATCAAGGCGATCGCGGGCTGGGAGCCACCGGTGGCCGAGGGCGAAGCCGAGCCGATCGGCGTGTTCGAGTTCGCCCAGGGCGAGCTGGTCGGGGCGGTCGACAGCACGCTCGTCTTCCAGCTCGATTTCCGTCTCAACGACCAGCTGAGGATTTTCCCCACATGAGCAAGCCCAAGAAGAGCGACGCCGCGCCCCCGCCCCCTCCCGCACCGACGGCGAGCCAGTCCGCCCCGGTCGAGCGCCCACGCAAGGGCGGCAGCTACGTGATCGGCAAGGAGGGCGGCACGCCCAAGCGCGTCGCGCACACCAGGCCTGCCGGCGAGGAGGAGAGCCCCGTTCAGGCGGAGACCCAGACCGCTGGCGATGGCGCCACCACCGACCAGGACCAGGAGGGCTAGATGGCCGACCCTATCAAGTGG